AGAGAGTGTCAGAAGTGAACAGAGTAGCGAGGTACTCTTGCTTGTACTGAGTCTGTGAACGTACACCAACCTGCTCAGCAAGAACCATAGCGTCCTTGTGGAACAAGATACCGGCTTTAACGCCTGTCTCAATAGTCGGAGCGTTAGAAGTAACGTACACATCGATGCCGTACAACTGGCCGATTTGACCGTTGTTAACACCACGACCGTTTACGAAGTCAGAAGACATGTAGCGGTCAATACCCATGATAGTGTTACGCGCTGATGGAGGTACGATCAATGCGCGGTTGTCCATAGGAACATCAGCGTCATCTAACTCTTGTACCAAACCACGGAATGCAGCGTCAGTGAAATCACCGATGTCAGCAGTCCCGTCTGCGTCGTACGCTTCGATCACACCAGAAGTAGTGTTGATCTGGTAAGCGTTGTTGTGTACCCAAGAAGCACCAGTACCGTTACCAAGTGACTTACCAAGAACAAACAAGTCGTCGTCGACCTGCTTAGCAAGAGCGTAACCTGCGTCGTCTGTGTAGAAACGACGAAGTGAAGCCAATGCTTGTGCTTCGGTGATGTCTTCGATCAAGCGCGAGTATTCGTAGTGCTTGTCGATAGTGACAGTTACTTCAGTCTCAGTTGAAGCCTGAAGAGTTACTTGAGTTTCAGCAGTCTTTGCAGATGCTGCGCCACGAGTAGGCTTAGGGATGTGAAGAACATCGCCTTTCTTGCCGTTCATAGGCATTTTGTTTACGAGGTTGGCGAGTACAAGATTCTTCTTGTATGCCGCTACGATTTCGTCACTCCACAGCTCCGGAATGAAAGTTGCAGCTGTAGTATTAGTGACATGGTTTGAACCCAGTGCCATTTTAAAGCTCCTTACAGAATGGGATTATCGTACCCTCTTCTCTGCATAAGCTCGCTGAATATCATCTGCTATGCTCATGTATCGATCGGGGTCGGTTTGCATTAGTTTAATTAAGTCAGCCCGACGATAGATCTTCTTGCTAGGTGCTTCACCTGATCCGGATACAGAGCCTGTAGAGGCAGCTCTAACTTGTTCTTTACGAGCAGTCTTTTCGTTTGATACAGCCTGTTGAGTGTACTGTCGACGCTCTTTCCAGAGAGTTAACAGCTCATCAGCAGCTTCAGTATCATACTGGGCGTCTGCTTGTTTAAACAGTTGCAACCTAATCTTAGAGGCTGATACCCACTCACCAAACGCTTTCTCACCAAGAACTTCTTGATAGTCTGGGTGTTTGGTTTGCAGTTCTGCTAAGGCTTGTGCCTGTCGCATCTGCTGGGATACGGTTTCAGCTTCCTTGAGTTTAGGATGCTTTGCTAAAGCCTGTTCAAGGGCTTTATCAGGATCAGAGAACCAATCTAGCGGTTCTTCTTCGTCTTGCTGCGGGGCAGCTTTTTGTGTATCAAGTTGTGACTTTACGAAGTCGTCTACGATAGTTCGTAGTTCACCAACCTCAGAAGACTGTCGTCCTAGAAGCTTCTCAGCTTCCATGTGCATCTTAGCAATCTCAATATCAGATTTGCCTCGATACTTCTCTGGCAGTTCGTCTGCGGGTGAAGGTTCTTCTTGGTTGGCCTGTTCGGGCTCCTCGATTACTTCTTCTGGGTTAACATCTTCGATCTCTGCATTGAGATCCTCGAACTCTTCGTTTTCTTCTTCTGGTCGCTCGTCAATAAAAGTAGCCATAAAACTCCGTGCATAATCGCATTGTGGAAGTAGCCTTTTTACATGTAAGGGCTCTTACGAGTTTGCCTTACGCTCTTTCTGTATCTTCTTTTCACGATCCTTAGCCCACTTCATAGTTGCCCCAGGAAACGAACCGCTAATAGGATCAAGAGATACATTGGGTGCAGATAACAATTTTGTTGTCTCTGCATCACAGATTGGACAGGTTGGCTGTTCGTCAGCGTCTATCCAATGCTCAGTGATATGGTTGTTCTTACAACGGAAATCAAAGCGTCTTAGCACCTAAATACTCCGTGTAAGCTGTTTGAATTGCATTCTCAAAGCCTTGCATTCGACGAAGGACTTTGAGCTGACCACGCTTGTCAATAAGATCATCATGGTCTTTAATGTAGTCTAAGGAGTCGATCCCTTGTATCATGCCTTGAACGTCTTCCATAAGAAGTTTCCATCCAGGACGACTAAACAGATCGAAATAGTCTTCGTATTGCTTTTCTATGGTATCCATATAACCTCAATAGTCTATCACAAGTTTTTACAAATGTCAAGTCTTTTGTTGACTTTTGGCACGATTTGTGCTAGCGACAGGTTTATTGGATTGCTTCTCCAGCTCCTCCAAGCGTTGGAAGAGGCTGTTGAACTTGTGGTTCACTTGGTCGAGGACTTGCTGTAGTTCTGCTTTCGTTATCACGAGGTGTCTCCTTGGACATTAACTCACGTTCTTTGAGTAAGAGTTCTGCCGCTTTTACACGACGCTCAAACTCATCCTTGTTTGGATCGCCCTTCATCAGGACATTGATCCGATCTGTTTCGGCTTCGAATGCTGCGATTTGAGCATCAGCCATGTTCTTAGTTGCACGAGCACGATAGTCTTCTGCGGATGCAGAGAATGCGTCTGTCTGTGCTTGTAGTTGAGCCATCTGAGCTTGAGCCTGAGCCTGTTGCATTTGCTGTGCTTCAGGATTAGGTTGTGCAGCCTGCTTCAGCTTAGCAATCAATTCCTCACGGTTAGACAAGTTCATGTTATCTACGATGGATTCGATGAGTGCTGGGTAGAGAGGCGACTCAGGTGACATAGTTTGTAGAAGCTGTACAAGCTGAGTAACTTCGTACTCCCGTGCAATAATGCCAAGAGAGCTAGACACACAGAAGTTGTAGTCGTCTGTCGGATAACGCTCTGGATCAAACTGCATGTAACGGTACGCAGCTTTTTGAACAAACGGGATCAAGAAAGCTTCTTGGAAGTTAATAAGTGTACGCTTGTGACGTTTGATGATTGCACCAAGGGACATCGAGATGCCGGCGGCTGTTGCATCACCGTTAATTGATCCTGGGATGCCTGCAGCGTCAATAGCGCCTGTAGCCATCTGTACCATCTGCTGTAACGACGCAGACTGGTTAAACGTATTAGGATCAAGGTTACCAAACCGGAATGGCTGAAGAATCTCAGAAGGGTTACCGTTGGTCAAGATAGTCTTGCCCGGACGTACCTCCATTTTAGAGCCACGAGGCAACCTAGAGGCGTCTACAGCCATCATTGGGTGTACGGTAAGGGCTAGGGCGTCAATACGAGCACGAAGCTCTGTATCGAGCGCTTTCTGGCTGTTAAAGCCTTTCTCACAGATACCTCGACCCCAGAAACGTCCTGGAACAACGTCCCAAGCAAATGCAACGACTGGACGGTCTTGCATCATGTAGGGATTCTCTTCAATCTTGAGCAGTGTTCCGCCATTGGCAATGACAACTACCGCTTCAATGTACTTTGTAGCCCCTTCAGAAGCCTCCAGTTCGACGATCTCTTCGTCGTCTTCCATTGTAGCCATATCGAACAGATCACGCGGTACAAGGCCGTAGTATTTCGTTAGACGTACCTTGTTTTCGTCATAGACTGTTAAGTTTTGGTCTGGTTCAAGGTCGTTGTCCGGTGCTTCGACGGTAATTGGTACATCTTTATACACACCCTGCTCTTGTAGCATCTCTACAGAGTGTAAAGGTACGAATTCATCGATTGCTACGCCTTGTGCTTCTTCAATTGAGGTAGCTATAGGATCAATTAAGAAGTTCTGAGGCAGTACAGGGCGTAGTTTGACGACTGTACGATCACTTTCACGGATACCGACGGCCATTGCAGTGCCATCCATGACTGGTTCAGTAGCGGGTCGACGATATTTTACTTCGTCGAGGACAATTTCACCCACACCTGTGCCAAAGATCGCAGCGTTGAGGATACATTCTGCGATGTTCTTACGGGTTTTGCAGTAATCGAAGTCTTCTTGCAGCAAGTTACGCATGACTTGGATGTCACCGCGCTGTTGGTCTGCGTAGTCGTCCTTAATATCGAACCACTTACCACGACCAAAGGTCGCTTCTTCGACTTCTGCAACAGATGATTCGACAGCTTGCTGTAAAGCCGGTGAAATAATCTTCGAACGCTCTGAATTACGCATCGAATCTTCTTTCGCCCACTGACCACGCCATAAACGATAGTACTCGTCGAATTGTTCTTTGTAGTTAGCTTCGTAGTGATCTCTCCACGAATTAACTTTATCAATCACCCAACCTTCGAGGCTGTTCTCATTGGCGTAAAAGTCGTTCTCTTCAAACATATCAGTATCCTGTGATAGGGTCTAAGACTTCAAAGTCGTCCTCTTCGAAGTCAACGTAGTAACTAACCTTTGCTAGTTGGTCAATGTAGGCTAGTGCGTCTATTAAGTCGTCGTGTACTAGCGGATTCGGAAACTGAAACAACTGGTCACAGAACTCAGTATTCCACTCTCCTTTGTTTAGGGTCACTTGGCCGTTTTCGAAGCGTCCTTGTAGTCCCCACACAATTCGATCAATCTTCTTCTGGTTACCGTGTGTCAGTTCGTCAACGCGAAAGTAGCGTTGGTTAGACTTCATAATGTCTGTGAGGTATGGAAGTACAGCGTTCTTGAGAGCACCCTTCTCGATACCTACAGAGACTGGCTTGTACTTAGCAACCGCATCAAAGATCTTCTTAGCAGTCTTCTTAATGTCCCAGCGTCCGTAAACAATCTCTGCTACCCACCAGCCGTCTGTGTTGGCTTTCACCACGGCAATAGCGGTTGTATCCAGCCTAGACTTTTTCGCACCATTAGACTTAGCCACATCAGCGAATCCAGCCAAGTCGACAGCGATGTAATAATCACCGTCCTCCGGTTCTTCCTTAGAAAACTCAACCCAGTCTTCTTTAAAGATCTCCGACCCAAGAGCCTCAAAGCTAGCCATGAACTCCTGTCGGAAAGCATAGCTTGACATAGACTTCTTAGCCGTATTGATCTCTTCCGGATCAAGTAGCGGATTGTCATAGGATGTGAAGTGCCATGCCTTATAGGTTTCATCGTCTTCGAGTTCTGCGTACTTGTAAAGCTCGTAAAAGTGGTTACGTCCTTTCGGAGTACCAATAAACAAACAACCGCCCTTCTGGTCGGCCAAAGCAGGTCGAAGCACCTCTTCCCATACTTGAGGTTTCATATCCGCATATTCGTCCATTACTAGGAACTTTAGGGATACGCCTCGCATGGTGTCGGGTCTATCAGCACCTTTGAGTGAGATCGTAGCTCCATTGATGAGCTTGATCTGCATATTGTTAACGTGAGACGAACTCACGATGGGGTGGGCTAGCTCAAGTAGAACTCCCCACATAATATCTCGCGCCTGTCCCTGAGTAGGGGCTACATAGAATACATGCCCTCTCTCAGCCTGTAGCGCGTTGATGATGAGCATCCAGGCCGCTAGACGGGACTTACCACATCGACGACCTGCTGCAACAACCTTAAAGCGTTCTGACGCCTCTAAGACATTCTGTTGCCAAGGTAGTAACTCGACATTCAAGTCACTCAAGCGTTACGCATCCAGTTCTCTAGTTCGATGGAACGATTACCTACTTGATTGTACCAGCGGGAATCTACCATCTGATTAGCTGCCTCTGTGAAGTTTCCTTCGTTGACAGCCTTAATCATCTTCTTAAACCTTCCCAGTCTAGTACGACCTAAGTTGAACGCCATGTTCACTAAGACGCGCTGTACCTGTTCAGGCAGTGAA